GGCCAGTTCAAAGGGCTTTGCTAGGCGGCTACGGCAAACAAAAGGCCATACAAGACGCACTAAGGCGCTTCTCGCCATATGCAGGCGACATCGGCGCTTCTTTTAGCGAATAGGAACTTACCATGCCTCGTAACGGAGCAGGAACGTACACGCTACCCGCCGGCAACCCCGTCGTAACCAACACGACGATTACCGCTGCCTGGGGTAATGACACGATGGAGGACTTGGGCAATGAGATCACGAACAGCCTAAGCCGCGATGGCGATGGCGGCATGAACGCGCCGCTGCGCTTTGTGAGCGGCACTCAGGCTGTGCCGGGCATTGGCTGGGTCAGTGAAACCAGTAGCGGCTTTTATTATGCAGGGCCGGGTGAGTATTGGGCCAGCGTCCTTGGCATCAGGGTGTTGCAGTACACTGTTACTGGCTTGCTTATCCCGACTGGCATCAATCTCACGGTGCAGGGCGCGGCGACAATCACGGGTGTGGCTACGCTTACGGCGCAGCCCGTTCTATCCAGTCTGACCGCTAGCAAGCCTGTCTTTTCGGATGCGTCCAAAGGCTTGGTAAGCACGGGCACTCTGGCTTATGACCAGGGCGGTACGGGGCAGACGACCTACGCCACCGGCGACATAGTTTATGCGAGCGCCATAAACACGCTGTCTAAGCTTACGGTTGGTTCGACGGGCCAGGTGCTGAAGGTCGCGGCAGGTGCGCCCGCTTGGGCTACGGATACGACAGCGGGCACCGTCACCAGCGTCGCCGTCTCCGGCGGAACTACCGGCTTAACATCAAGCGGCGGACCTATCACCGATAGCGGCACGATCACGCTTGCCGGTACGCTCGCCCCTGCCAACGGCGGCACTGGCGTTGCTAACAACGCGGCCTCTACGCTGACGATCACCGGCGCTTACGCGACAACGCTTACTGTCACCGCCGCGACGGGCGTAACGCTTCCGACAACGGGAACGCTGGCAACGCTGGCTGGCAGTGAGACGCTAACGAATAAAACGCTGACTTCGCCCACGCTGACTACTCCAGCTCTCGGAACCCCAGCGTCTGGTAACTTGTCAACCTGCACTGCTGACGGAACGGACCAGGTTGGCTTTAAGAACATCCCTCAAAACAGCCAGAGCGCGGCCTACACACTTGTTCTCGCGGATGCTGGAAAGCATATCTTCCATCCATCAGGAGATACCAACGCGAGGACGTTCACCATCCCCGCGAACGCTTCCGTGGCTTACCCTATCGGGACCGCTCTCACGTTTATCAACATGACAACTCAGGTTGTGACGATAGCGATCACGACTGACACGATGTACCTATCCCCTGCGGGAACGACAGGATCACGCAGCCTCGCGCTTTATGGTTCTGCCACGGCGATCAAGATGACAACCACGACGTGGCTTATTTCCGGCTCGGGGCTGACTTAATATGGCCGGTTCACTTCAAGTCTTATTCCAAAACATGCGAAGCTTTATTACTAAGACTCCCGACGTGGAATATCTCGTCGTCGCGGGCGGAGGTGGTGGTGGCTATTTCGGTGCCGGTGGTGGCGGTGCTGGTGGCTTTCGCACTAACACAGGCTTGGCTGTTAGTGCTGGCACTCCGTACACAGTGACCATCGGTGGCGGTGGTGCTGGTGGTACAGGAACTAGCATTACGGCTACTTCGCGCGGTGCCAACGGCAGTGATTCTGTATTTAGCACAATAACTTCAACTGGCGGCGGCGGCGGTGGCTCTGGTTATTCAAACTCATATAGTACCGCTGGAAACGGTGGGTCTGGCGGCGGTGGCGGTCAAACTACAGGTGGGACTGTCTCTGGGTTAAACGGCAGCGGCAATACGCCCTCTCAAAGCCCGTCGCAAGGTAGCAATGGTGGGACTGGAACTACAGACAATGCCACTTATCGTACTGGCGGCGGCGGCGGCGGTGCAACCGCCACAGGGAGCAATTCAAGCGGCGTAAATGCGGGCGGCGGCGGCAACGGCACAGCATCTTCTATTTCTGGTTCGTCTGTCACTTATGCTGGCGGTGGTGGCGGTGGGTCAGCCGATAACGGCCTCACTGGGAACAAGGGTACGGGAGGAACAGGCGGCGGCGGGAATGGTGGTGAATCAAAAACCCCGCCCGCTACTGGCGTTGCAGGAACCGCGAACACGGGCGGCGGTGGTGGTGGCAGTGGTGATGAAAACGTAAACGGCGGCGTTGGCGGCTCCGGCATCGTTATTATTCGTTACGCGGATACCTACACCGCAGCCGCGTCCACGACAGGTTCGCCCACAATTACCGTTGCTGGCGGGTACAGAGTATATCAATGGACCGGATCAGGTTCGATCACGTTTTAAGGATTAGACATGGCCCATTTTGCCAAACTAGACGCTGAAAACATAGTCCTGCAAGTGATTGTTGTCGGCAATGCAGACACGGCTGACGCACACGGCGTGGAAAAAGAGTACATTGGCGCAGCGTTCTGTGAACTCATGTTAGGCGGAACCTGGAAGCAGACAAGCTACAACGGCAATTCTCGCAAGCGTTACGCCGGTGTTGGTTACACTTACGACACTGGCCGGGATGCGTTTATCACGCCCCAGCCGTACCCGTCCTGGGCGCTGGATGATAACGCCGCGTGGCAAGCCCCTGTGCCGATGCCGATTGACGACAAGATGCACTGGTGGGATGAGCCTAGCCTTAGCTGGGATTCTTAATTATGAGCGTCGAAACGAAAATTGATTCGCACATCGATGTTTGTGTCGTGCGGTATGACAGCATAAACGCCCGCCTTAAAAGGCTGGAGCATATTATGATCTGCACGACTGGTTTTATCATCGTGCTGTTATTGGGCCTTGTGCTTAAAAAATGAAAGCATCTCCTGCCGCAATTGGTTTGATTAAAAGCAGTGAAGGCTGTTCACTCACGAGCTACATCTGCTCGGGCGGCGTTATGACCATAGGCTATGGTCATACGGGACCGAATGTATTCTCCAACCAAGTCATAACGCAGTCCGAGGCAGACACGCTCCTGCGCCTTGATGTCTCACGATTCGAGGCTGCGGTGGATAAGGTGTGTTCCGAGACAGCGCAGTGTCAGTTCGATGCTTGCGTTTCGCTCGCATACAATATCGGTCCTGCGGCCTTTGCCAGATCGAGCGTAGCGCGTTTACACAATCTGAAACGATACGCGGAAGCGGCACAGGCTTTCATGCTCTGGAACAAGGCTGGCGGCAAAGTCTCTCGCGGGCTTCAGTCGCGCAGGGCCAAGGAATCTGCGCTCTATCTTGAGAGCGAAGTCAGGGCCGACGAGTATTACCCGCCGTCCACGGCAGAGGGCGAAAAGCCCCTGGCTCAGTCCCGCACACTGAAAGGCCAGATCGGTGCAGCGGTGATGACGACGGCGACGGTTGCGAGCACCGTGGTAATCGACAGGGACACGGTTGGCTCGACGCTCCAGTTTCTGCCATATCTGAAAGATTTTTGGTGGCTGTTCGCGGTTGCTGCCGTGGGCTACCTGGCCTGGGGCGCGTGGGCCAAGATCAGTGATCGCCGCGAAGGTAGGTCGTGATTGGCCTCGTCAGCAGCTTTATCCCCTGGCGCTTGGTCGCGATCCTGGGCGTTGCGGCTGGCATAGCCCTAGCCGCGGGCTGGGTTAGCTCCAGACTTCAGCTTATCGGGGCGCTGCGCGTACAGTTAGACGCGGCGACCACAACCGCCAACGCCAACGCTGCGCTGGCTAAACGGGCGGAGGCTGAGAATGATCGGATTAAGGCGATATTGGTGCAATCGGCGATCGCACAGGCTGGCATCAGAACCACGGCCAGAAAACGGCAACTGGCTATCGCGGCATCCCCCGCGGTGGGTGAGCCTCATCTTTCTGACGCTGGCAGGGCCTGGATTGACGGGTTGCCAGACGCATCCCCGGGTGATCGAGCGCCTGGTGCTGCTTCCAGCGCCAAGCGTCCCTAGCGCCCTCCTAATGCCCTGTATTGGGCCGTCCAAGCCGGGGGGCAAATAGACCCAGCGTACCCTCATTCTGATAGCCGACCAGTTACTTGAAGCGCTTGATCTGTGTAATGCAGACAAGGCTGCGATTCGGGCTGTTTTGGAGGCACCTTAGCCTTTGAGCAGCGCCAGCAAGTCAGTCAGCTTTATGACGCACCGCCATTCCTGCTGACTCTGTCGGAACGCGACCACCGGCACCTCCCAAGGCTCGACGCAAGCCTCGATCTGCCGCACCCACGACATGATAGCCAGGGTTTCGTGGCGCTTAATCTCAAAGCGGTATTTGCCTAGCTGAAGATCGTCACCGCCCTCACGGGCTTGGCCCAGCTTGCGTTTGACATCCACGCCCAGGGCAGCAGATACCAGCGCGGCGAACTCTCGCTCCGCGCCGGCACCCTTGTTCCGACTCATACGCCCGCCCATTTATTTATCCTACGCGTTTATTAGTAGACCGCTTGCCCAATCGGTGCCGGTGGATGAGCGCCACTAAAACGGTATATCTTGGTCCCACGGGTCGCCGGGGATACGCTTCGCAGGGTCATAAGGTTCAATCGGCGCGTAGGCCATCGCGCTCAAGTCCTTCGCGTTCCTGCGCTTGCGTGGCGTGACCTTCTGGATCCTCGCGCCGGGAAACGCGGCCTTGATCTCTGCGATCTGCGGGGACGCGATGACCTCCTGCGGTGCTATCTCTAGCTCGCGGCTCGTAAGGTAAGCCTGTCCATTTCGAAACGTCTTGCCATCAGGCATCTCGTACTCAACCCAGCCTTCGCCAGCATCCACGGCTCCGCCAGTAGGCACTAGCGGCGGGATGAATAAGTGCTGCTCACAGGCACGTTCCTGCTGGCCTTTGGTGATCTTCTTGCTCACGATGGACACGTTGCAGTTCCAACTACCGTCAGCGCCTGGCGTGCTGTGGCTGCATGTACGGCAATTCACGGCAGCCACTTTCTTCTGGTGGCAGTGGGCGTTGAAGTCGCAGAACTTACAGCCAAAATATGCCGGGTCTTCACTTAGCCTCGCCGGCGGCTGCGATGCGCTGATGATGCTCTCGGCGCGACCAAGCAAGACGCTAGACGCGCTCTCGTCGTAGTGGACCCACTCCGTGTAAACGTGGTCTGTGTCTTTATTAACCGCGAAATACAAAGCGCGGTCTAGCTTCAGAAGGCGCATGTAAATCTGCATCTGCGCGTAATGCTTTGGCTTGCTCTCGGCAACACCAATAGCCTTAACGCCCGACCATGACTTAGCGTTGTGCGTCTTAATCTCGACTACCGCCCATGTCTTTGGTGCCTCTGGTAGACCTCTGGCGATAGCATCGACACTACCGCCGAAGTGGCCTGTCTTGTCGCGGCATTTGATTTGCTGGCCGTCTTGATGGGTGTGCAGTTCGACGCCTATGCCGCGCAACTCATCGAACACGCGGGCTTCCTCGCGGACCCCGGTGTCAAACAGCCGCAGGATGCGCCCCTCGAACTGAGGGAGCGCGACCCAGCGGAAGGTCTGCCAGAGGTAGCGATCACACTCAGAGCCAATAATGCTGGCTCCAAGGTGCTCGCGATGAGACTGTGGCTTAGCTGCGTACCACTTGAATATCTCCGCCGTGGTGGTGTTTTGGCGCTCTGGCAGGTTCATGGCCTACCGCTCCCAGGGTTTTTTGGCTGCGACGGAAGGCGCTGGCTTAGATGACGTACCGCCGCTCAGCTTTGAATAGCTGTCGATGCGGTTTCTCGTTTCGTCTTTACGATCAATGTCTACGCTGACCATGATCGGCACGTCGTGAAGCTGTTCTGTCTGCTGCATCTTATGCGTCAGGCCGACAGCATCACAAAGCCTGTCTAATTGCTCTTTGGCGATAGCCTCGGCTTGCTTAGAAGGATTGCTGATGTTGAGCCGATCCCACAGGCGACGACCAGAGGCAGGACCGTCAACAACCTGGAGCGTGACCTCGATGTATTGTCCCGTACCAGCCTTTGTGTCCTTAATCGTGGTGTCGATCACGATACACTCGTAATCTCCGCGCGGAAGCGGCTCAAATCTGCTGGTCTGGTTAGAATCACGTTCTTTGACTTCACCAATTTCATAATCAAATTGCGGCATCGTTTTATTCCTTCTTGGGTTTGATAGCTTCCGCAAACGCAGACCAATCAAGCGGGATGCTCTCAGGTAGCGAATAGCGGTTCTTCGCCATATACGCGGGGCGCTCACTCGTGAACAACATGCGTTCACCGCTGCTTACACCGCGAGATACAGTTCTGTTAAAACCAACGTCTGACTGCTTCACGATAGTCTTATAGTTTGCGAACAAGACGGCGTCCGCCCACTCACGAATAAGGCTTCCGCTACGTTCCTGTAGCTTGGGCTGAAACCTGTCGTAAGGCTCAGTCTCAGGGCTGTCGAAACGCTTAATCGTCGTGTGCGCGATTAGGATCACGTTCATACCATGCTTGGTTCTCAGGGCATCAAAGGCAGTGACGATGGTTCGCCACTTGTCGGCGGCGATGGATGCACCCTTGCCGTATGCTAAATCCTTAGCATCGTGCTTGGCTTCCATCTCCTGCCAGATCATCGCTTCAAGCCAATCGAGGCTGTCTAACACGACTGTTTTATAA